CTTTTCCTACTTATCGGTAGGGGTCACTAATATTTAGTGGCTAACGGGGAACCACCCATTGGAATCCCGTGGGAAACTTTTATAAATTATTAAAATTTTTGGTCAAAATCAAATTATTTGTATCCTCTATTTTTTATATATATTAGAAACAAATAGGAGGATTATTACTATGAAAGAAAAACAAGTAAGACAATCAAAACCAAGAGTTGATTTAACTGGTAAAAAATTTGGAAAATTAACTCCGTTATATTATATAAAAGGTGGTAAATGGCATTGTAAATGCGACTGCGGAAATGAATGTGATGTAGACACAAGAAATTTAAATAGTAATCATACTCAATCTTGTGGATGTTTAGTCAAAGAAAAAGCAGCAAATAATGTTATAAACATGATAGGCTATGAAGATGATAATTTCAAAGTTTTAGAACGAGATGGCTCATCATCTCAAGGAATTGCTTATTGGAAATGTTTATGCAAACATTGTGGAAATATTTTTACTACAAAAGGTAGTAATATTCGTTCTACTGGAATTCAATCTTGTGGCTGTCAACATTCTAAAGGTGAACAAAAAATTACAAAAATGTTAATTGATGAAGGATGCACTTTTTCAACTCAATATACCTTCCCTGATTTAGTCGGGGTAGGCGGAGGTAGATTAAGATTTGATTTTGCTATCTTTTTAAATAATCAGTTAGATTGTCTTATAGAATATAATGGTTTACAACACTATGAAAAGCCTCAAGGAAAATGGGGTGAAGAATGGGAAAAATTAATTGAAAATGATAAAAGAAAAAAAGAATATTGTAAAGAACATTGTATTCCATTAAAAATTATAAAATATGACCAAGATTTTACAATTTTAGATTTAATATAATTTATAAAAAGAACCCGTAGAGACTATCCCCTATGCCTTATGGGCGGGGGAGTAGGGGTACTATTGATACGTACCTAGGTTTTAGGAAACGAAGCCTATGAAAACCGAAATGGCATCCTCTTATATAAGAGTAAAAGATAGTCCACAAATGGGAAAGAGGCAGATACCTATCGCATTGGCACAACAGCCAATAGTACGTCAACAATGCACAAACTAGCCAGCACAGAAATTACACTAGATTGTTTTGAAACCGATGATTTTAATCCTGATCTTGAATACTATCAGGGAAATACAACAGGAATGCTTTCTGATCTATTGATTGAACAACTTGAGTTTCTTCGTAAGAAATATATTGAAACACAGGATAAGAGATATTGGAAAGAACTTGTGCGGTGGCTGCCTTCTGGCTGGCTTCAAACTAGAACTTGGACAGCAAATTATGAGGTCATTCGCTCTATGTGTCTGCAACGCCGCAATCATAAATTAAATGAATGGTCTGGCAAAGATGATCCTAGTAAAGAAAACTTCATCGCTTTTGCTAGAACGCTACCCTATGCTCAATATTTTATCTTCGATGATGAAAATGTACAATTTTAATATAAAAAATGTAATTTGATTTTTATTAAATTTTTTAGTATAATATTATAGAATTAAAGATTAAGGAGAAAATAAAGAATGAAAGCTAATGCAAGTTTTATTAATCGTCTTATTATTGAAGGATATGTTTATGGAGTCGGAAGTGGTTTTAATGAACTGACAGAAAGAGTTTCCGGTGAAAATTCTAAGAACCCCGGTACAAAGTATATTGCGGGGGATCTTGAGATTGTTGTAGATGAAGCTGGACTGAATGTTGTTACAATGCACTATGCCTATGTAACAGAAACTACGAAGAAGGGGACCCCTAATAATACCTATACTACGCTTAAGAGAATTATTGACAATCCTGAAAGAAGATGGGTAAACGCTGGTAAGGATAACGCATATAAGGTGCGGTGTGAAGGTGGAGCTATTAATGTAAATGACTTCATTGCTGGAGACGGAGCAAGGGTCGCCGCACTTAGAAATGAAGGCGGTTTCTGTTCTCTGATTAGCGCTTTTACAGAAGAAGAGATTGAAAAGCGAACTTCTTTTAATACTGACATGCTTATTACTAAAGTAACTCCCGTAGAAGTAAACCCCGAAAAGAATATCACAGAACCTTATGTAAGTGTTAGTGGATGTATTTTTGGATATGGCAATCCGCCGAAATTGATTCCTGCTACTTTTGTTGTTAGAGATAAGGGCGGCATGCAGCATTTTGAAAGTCTTGAACCTACCGCATCTTCTCCTGTGTTTACCAGAGTCTGGGGCAGACTTAATTGCATGACCATTAAGATTGAAAGAAAAGAAGAGTCTGCATTTGGCGAGGCTGCAGTTCAGACGTTTGAAAGAAAGAGTAAGGAATATACAATTACTGGAGCTCTTAAGATTCCTTATGACTTTGGCGATGAAGAAGTCCTTACTGCTGAAGATGTTCTTAAGATGAGTCAGGAGCGTGAAGTGATGCTTGCAGAAGTTGAAAAAAGAGCGAGTGAGCGTAAGAACAATACCACACCTGCCCCCGCCGCAACTAAGAAAGCTGCTTCTGGAGTTCCGGAAGGAGGATTTGTATTTTAATGTGTAATATTACACATTAAAATACAATAAATAATATGGCAAATATTGATATTTTTGGGATTCAACCCCATCAGGTTAGTCGTGACTTACGTGGATATAGTGTGTTCCTATACGGCGGGTGGAAGACGGGCAAGACCACAATCGCTTCAAAATTTCCTAAAGCACTCCTTTTAGCAGCAGAAAAAGGCTATAATGCACTTGCTGGAGTTATGGCGCAGCCCATCAACACATGGGCAGAGTTTAAAAAAGTTTTAAGACAGCTTAAAGAGGAAAAAGCAAAAGAAATGTTCGAAACTGTAGTTCTTGATACGGCTGATTTATTCTATGACTATTGTACGAAATATATTTGTGACAACGCTCCGCGCTCAGACGGCGGATTTGGAGTGGATGCTATCACGGATATTCCGTTTGGTCGGGGGTACGGGATGGTTGAGAAAGAGTTCGATACTGCATTGCGCTCAATCGTCCAAATGGATTATGGTCTTGTAATTATTTCTCACTCAACAGATAAGGTTTTTACTGATGAAAGCGGCAATCAATTTAATAAAATTGTTCCTACATTAGACAAGAGAGCTAATAATATTTGTGCAAGAATGAGCGATATTATTGGTTATACAAGAGCAGTTACAACAGAAGTGGATGGAGTTGAAAAGTCTGTAACCAAGCTCTTTATGAGAGAAACTTCTAGATACGAAGCTGGGTCAAATAAAAACGCTTAAATAAATCAAAGAAGGTAATTTTTTCATGGAAATACAAAGAAATGCAAGTGGTCATATTCTTTGGACAGAAGAGCTTATTAATTATATTATTACAAATCATTTAAATATAAGTAAAATTTCTAAAGAAACGGGGATAAGAAAACAAACAATATCTAAAAAATTAAACGATTTAGGGATTACAGATAGGGCGTTTGGAGGCATTAGAAAGTATACAATAAACGAGACGATTTTTGATAATATTGATAGTTTAGAAAAAGCATATTATTTAGGTTTATTGGCTTCAGATGGAAGTCTTAACAAAAATTCATCTTTAATTCGTTTAAGTTTACATGCCAACGATAAATATTTATTAGAACAATTTAATCAATTCGTTGGTTCAAATCGCCCTATTTTTCAATCTACAAATAGCTCAGTCTGTTAGGCATGTATTAACAGTAAACATATGCAAAATGCTTTAATTGACAAAGGCGTTGGTTATAATAAATCTTATGAGCTTAAAGCTCCAAATATAGATCCAAAATATGGAAAGGCGTTTGTACTTGGTTTATTTGATGGAGACGGTTCGATTACTCATACAGTTTCAAACAATCAAGATGCTTATGCTTTTAGACTAGTTGGAACAAAAGATATTTTAGAATATTGTTTACAATTTTTATATATTTATGACAATAAATATTATTTAACCTTAGCCCACCGATGTGAACAAACTTATGATTTGCGAGTAATTGGTAATTATAGAGTTTGTCAATTATTTGAGGATTTGTATAAAGATAATTTTAATAAGCCAATGAAAAGAAAATTTGATCGATTTGTATAGTTAAAAGCAAAGGCCCCTAAAAGAAGAGATTCTTTTAGCAAACTTTCTTAACTTATAAGTACATAAGGTGTCTATTATTACAATAATAGGCTAACGGTTCAGAAAATAGTAATATTATTATGAATAAGGGAACCTAAGTCTTTATAATAAAATATAAAGATATGGCAATACCGTGCAAAGCTCTTGTTAAAAAGAGTGTGTGTATCGACTATCCCAGTTGGGAGTAGGGCATTAGCAAGGTGAAAGTCCAAGCCCGAAATAGAAAGTATCCAAAAAATCTTTAATTTGGATAAAGATATAGTCAGTTCTTTATGAAAATAAAGAGAAAACGCTAGGTTCAAGTACACCCCGGATTATATCGACTTCACATACGACAATTTGGTAGATGCAATCGCAAAAGCTATCGACAAGCAGGCAGAAGAAGACGGCAAGCAGTATTTCACCGAACAGAGAGTAAATGCTTATAAAGATACAACAGCAGAACTTAATTTTGATGAATTAATGAATAATTCTCAAAATCTTATTAAAGAAATGATTGCTAATAATTCTGAAAAAGTATTTACAGAATGGTATAGTCCTCGTATCTCTCAAATTACAGATAAATATCTTGGACGTGGCCAGAAAATGAGTCAGTGTTCAAGAGAACAAGTAGAAGCATTATCTTTGATTTATGATGATCTACTCGCTCTTTCAAAAGAAGCCCCGACAGTAGAAGAATAAAATAAATAAGATAAAGAAAAGTCATTTATTTGACTTTTCTTTATTTTTTTGTTATAATATATTAGGAGAAAATAAGGAGTGAACAAATTGGCAAAAGCATATGTAAAATGTTTATATTGTGGAGAAACATTTGATCGAAATGCAGTCCCCACTACACAAGTTAATGCGCGACGATATGCTCATACGTCTTGCTGGGAGGAACATGAGAAAAACATGACCCAAGAAGAACGAGACATGGAAGCGTTTTATGCCTATACTAAAGGATTGTTTAAAGACCAATATAATTATCTTCTTACTAAAAAATTAGCAGAAAAATACATTAAAGAAAATAACTATACATATAGTGGAATGTTAAAATCTTTACAGTGGTTTTATGAAACAGAAGGTAATCCAATAGAAAAAAGCAATGGAACTATTGGGATTATTCCATATGTTTATAATGATGCTTTAAATCATTATTACAATTTATATAAAGCCAATAATGCAAATAAAGAAAAAAACTTAATCAATTATTTAAATCAAATTAACACAAAAGAATTTATAATTTCTTCCCCAAAAACAACAGCAAAAATGCCAAAATTATGGTTTGAAGGAGATTAGTAATGAGTTTAAAATATTATGACACCCAAGCCTGTATGCAGGTTATAGGGGACATTTATCTAAATCCTTCAATTTTAGATAATGAACAATATCATTTTAATGAACAAGATTTTGCACAAGAATTCCACAAGATTGTGTTTGGTACATTATATAACTTGTATCAACTTGGAGCAAAACAATATACAATAGATGACATTGAAAAATATTTAGAACAGCGCCCACAAAAGTATGCAATATATAAAACAAATAAAGGGTCTGAATATTTAGAAAATCTTAAAGAAATGTGCCAAGTTGCGGCGTTCGATTATTATTACAATAGAATGAAAAAAATGACGCTGTTTAGAATGTATAATAGCGTCGGTTTAGATTTATCATGGTTATATGATCCTGATAATATTTTTGATATAAAGAAAAAAGAAACGCAAGAAAGTTGGTTTGATAATACTTCATTAGAGTCTATTGCTAATACAATAGACAATAAAATCGAACAAATTAAATTAAAATATGTAGATAATTTAGATGATGATTTGGTGCAAGCGGGAGAGGGTGCTCTCGAACTATTAGAGAGACTCAAGACCGAACCAGAAATAGGATATCCATTATATGGAAAATTTGTCAATGCAATTCATCGTGGCGCAAGGCTAGGTAAATTCTATCTTAGGTCTGCCCCAACTGGGATAGGAAAGGCTTTACCTAATTCAACATTAATTCCTACTCCATTTGGGTTAAAAGCGGTGAAAGAAATCAAGCCAGGGGATTATTTGTTTGATGCCTTTGGGAAACCAACATTAGTAAAAGCCATTTATCCCCAAGGTCTAAAAGAAGTGTGGGAAATTACTTTTAAAGATGGAAGAAAAGCAAAATGTTGTGAAGAACATCTTTGGAGTTATTGTACAGAAGGACAAAGAAAAGAGCAAAAATTAAATAGAAAATTTTATACTAAAACCTTAAAAGAAATTAGTAAATTAGAGTTATATCAAAAAGGGTATGGATATAAAATTTTAATTCCAATGCAAAAAGCAGTTGAATATCCTTTAAAACAATATTATTTACAGCCTTATACTTTTGGATTATTGCTGGGTGATGGTAGCTTTAGGTACGATAGCACTAATAAAGGATTGCAATTTAGTAGTGAAAACAATGAGTTACCATCCGCCATTGCCACAGAAATGAATTGGAATTATAAAAAATGTTCTAAGTATAATTACACATGGGTGTTTGAAGATCCTAATAACATTACTCATACTAATGTTTGGGTAGAAGAAGCATTAAAAGATTTCCCTGCTTTGTGGCAAGCTAAATCTGAAACAAAATTTATTCCAAGAGAATATCTTGAAGGGTCTATTGAACAAAGATTAGATTTATTAAATGGGCTATTAGATACTGATGGTTCAATAGACAAAGAGAAAGGAAGGATTTCTTACTACACTGTAAGCTCACAACTTCGTGATGATGTAATTGAATTAAGTTTAAGTTTAGGTTTTAAAGCAACTTGGTTAGAAGATAATCATAAAGATTCCTTACCTTTATATAAAATTGAAATCGCGGGGACGCCAGAAGATAAACTTAAATTGTTTAAACTTAAAAGAAAACATAATTTAATTGAATCTTGGTATAATAATGGAAAAAGAAAAGAGTTAAATCTTTTTAATCCTATTATAAAGATTGAAAAATTAAATTATTCAGAAGAAATGACTTGTTTTTATGTTGATAATGAAGAACATCTTTTCTTAATGAATGATTATATTGTCACTCACAATACTCGTGCTATGATTGCGGATGCATGCTATATTGCATGCGACAAAATTTATAACCTTGAGACCAACGAATGGGAAGATAATGGAACTAAAGAACCAGTTCAATATATTACAACAGAGCAAGATGAAAGCGAAATTCAAACTATGATGATTGCTTTTTTGTCTGGGGTAAATGAAGATCATCTACTTGAAAACGCCTATGCGGAAGGTGAGTGGGAGAGAGTAGTCACCGCCGCAAATATCCTATCTAATAGCCCTTTATATATTAAAAAATTACCTGATTTTTCTTTACAAGATATAGAAAACGCAATTAGATATGGAATTAGGCAATATAATGTAAAATATGTTTTTCATGACTATATACATTCAAGTATGAAAATATTAACAGAAATAAGTTCTAAAGCTGGTATTAAAGGACTCCGCGAAGACAATGTATTGTTTATGCTTGGGGTAAGATTAAAGGACTTATGTACACAATATGGAGTATTTATTATGTCTAGCACTCAGCTTAATGCAGATTATACCACAGCTCATGTGTATGATCAGAACTTATTAAGAGGTGCAGAGTAAGTGCCTTAAAATATCTTAACCTGTTTATCGACAGGGGTTACTTAAAGTAGCTAACGGGGAAACCTGACCGGGTCAAGCTGAAGGCAATCCCGTCTCATATCAGTTTTTATATAAATAAAAAGCCAAAAAAATAAAAACTGATGCGGGCTATCGACTATCCCTTAGGTTGAAATGCTGGGGAGTACTGGTGCTATTGATACGCACTCTAATTTTAGGAAACGAAGTTAGTTAAAAGAGGAAAGAGATATTATATTCATTTATTAATGAATATTAAAATATAGTCAGTGCTTATAGAAATATAAGAAAAACATGGCGAAGAGTCTAGGAGACAAAATTGACATGGGGGCGGTTATGTTGCCTATTACAAATGAAGACAAAGAAGCATTAAATTCAATTATAGAAGAAATGGGCATTGGAATGCCTGATATAAAAATTTCTATTTACAAAAATAGAAGAGGAAGATATAAAGATATTCTATTATGGTGTAAAGCCAATAGAGGAATTTGTAGAATTGATCCAATCTTTGTAACTACTTATAATTATGAATTAGTTGATATTCAAGATTTTAAAATTAAAGTAAAACCGCGTATTGAAGTTAGTGCATTTTAAGGAGGTAATATGAAAATTGTAACCACCAAAGAATTAAAAATATTAATGGAAGATTATCCCGATGGAGGACTTGTTTTTACAGAATATAAACCAGATATTATGATAAGTGATATCATGGTTACAGACGGAGATTTTGGAGCAACTGATGTTGTTCCTTACCATGGAGAGGTATTTGATTGGGACTGGAACATTGAAGAATATAGTGAAGATGAACGTTTTATTATTTTTGATAATAATGACATCTTACAAATGATTAAAACTTTAACAAGCGGTTTAAAAATTAATTTAGAAATTTATTAATAAGGATTTATAATGATTTATGATAAAGACTCACTAAAAGAATCTCTTTCTATTGAAGAAGTATTTGATTTGGTTAATGAGCTTGGCGGTGAGCCTATAATGCAAAATGATTATTTTGTTGCAAAAACAATTTGTCATAATCATGATTTAACCAATGCAAGTCATAAACTTTATTATTATAATAACACACATTTATTTCATTGTTATACAGGATGCGGGGATGCCTCCTTTGATATTTATGATTTAATTCTAAGGATTCATAATAGTAATGGAATAGAAAATTTTTCTTTATCGAAAGCAATTACATTTGTTGCAAGATATTTTGGATATACAATAGATGGTCTTGGCACAGAAGAAGAAATAGAAATTAATAAAGATTGGCAAATTATTAATACTTTTAATAAAAACAAAGATAAAAAATATACCCCAAAAGCAGAATTAAAATATTACAATGATCAGATTTTGACTTATTTACCGCAGCCGCACATTATTCCGTGGGAACAAGAAGGAATTTCTTATTCAATAATTTGTGATAAAAATATTCATTATGATCCTGTAAATGAAAGCATAATAATTCCTCATTATGATATTAATGGAAAACTTATAGGAATAAGAGAGCGCACATTGATTAAAGAAAATGAGGTTTATGGGAAATATCGCCCCGCAACCCTGGCAGGAAAAATGTATAATCATGCTTTATCTTTTGCTCTTTATAATTTAAATTGGAGTAAAGAAAATATTAAAAAAATGCAAATAGCAATTATATATGAGGGGTAGAAGAGCTGCCTTAAGCATGCTTCATATTTTGGGCAAGAGTCCGATATTAGCGTGGCCTGTTGTGGAAGTAATTTAATTAATGCACAATTTCTATTGCTTTATTCTCTTGGTGTTAAAGAAATTGTAATTGCTTTTGATAAACAGTTTCAAGAGATAGGAGATAGAGAATGGAAAGAATGGACAACAAAATTAAAATCTATATACAATAAATATGGTAGCTATGTTTTAATAAGCTTTGTTTTTGACAAAGAAAATTTGTTGGAATATAAGGACTCCCCTATCGACAAAGGAAAAGATATTTTTTTAAAACTATTTTCAAATAGAGTGACAATAGAATAAAGAAGAGTTAGTTTGACAACTCTTCTTTTTTTTGTTATACTATTATAGAAATGTTATAAAAAGGATGAATAAATGAGATACCAATTAATTAATTAGCCAAATAAAAATTTTTCCACAATTCAACAAATTCTTTATAATCGCGGAATCCTTGAAAAAGATATTTTACATTATATCAATCTAACAGATGAAGATATTAATTCACCACTGGCTTTTGGCGAATAGACGTTGCGGGCAGGGGCTTCAATCCTATTTAAAACAATAGCATAGAATCTAGATGCGATTGTGATAGTGGACAGCGATACTGACGGATATACAGCCGCTGCACTCTTAATTAATTATTTATATGAACTTTTTCCTACATGGGTATTAAATCATGTGGATTGGTATATCCATGATAGCAAACAACATGGATTAAATGATTGCATTGATTATATTATTACAAATAAAAAACATTATAAACTTGTAATTTGTCCAGATTCCGCGAGTAACGATATAGAACACCATAAAACTTTAAAAGAGTTTGGAGCAGAAACATTGGTATTAGACCACCATTTAGCAGATTCTATTAGCCCATTCGCAGTAGTAATTAATAATCAATTATGCGATTATCCTAATAAAGATTTATCTGGTGTAGGAGTCGCTTGGCAATTTTGTCGATATATTGATACCATGTTTGCTGAATCAAGAGCTGATAAGTTTTTAGACCTTGTAGCGCTTGGTCTCGTGGCAGATATGGTAAGCCTACACTCTCCAGAAACTCGTTACCTCATTACAAAAGGATTTAAAAAAGAAAATATTAAAAATCCTTTTATTGATTATATGATTGATAAAAACAGTTTCCCTTTATCAAAAGCCGATTATCAGCCTACTAGCTGGGACTCTGCTTGTACACCCATGGGCGCCGCATTTTTTATTGTTCCTCTTGTAAATGCAATTACTCGTAGTGGGACACAATAGGAAAAAGAATTATTACTTAAATCAATGATTAATCATTTGGCTTTTGAACAAATTCCTTCTAATAAACGCGGGCACCGCCCTGGTGAAACATAGCAGTTAGTTATACAGGCAATAAGGACTGTCACAAATGTTAAAAATAGACAGACTCGCTTGGAAGATGCGGGGCTTGAATTATTATAGGGAATGATTGCAAGAGATAATATGTTAAATCATAAAATTCTATTATTTCTTTTGCGGCCAGGACAGATACCGTCTGAAATCCGTGGGTTGATCGCGAATAAGTTTATGGCAAAATATCAAAGGCCATGTTGCATTTTAACATTGACTGATCATAACACCTATGAAGGATCAATGCGTGGTTATACAAAAACCGGAATTGATAGCTTTAAGCATATTCTTGAGCGGTGCCCTGAAACGGTATATGTGCAGGGGCATTAGAACGCTGCTGGCTTGGGCATTGACGCAGAAGAGACTGCCGCATTTTTATATCGAATAGACAAATAGTTATAGAATATTCCAACGGATCCTATTTATAGAGTTGACTATTGTTTTAATGAAAATGACAATAATAATAGTAAAATATTAGAAATTGCCAACATGAATGATTATTGGGGGCAAGATATTGAAAGAGCTTATATTAAAATGAATTTTAAAATTACAAATAGCAATTTTCAAGTTATGAAAAATGATACAATTAAATTTACATTACCGCATAATTTAAGTATTATTAAGTTTGGAGCGACAGAAGAAGAAATTGAAAGATTCACAACAAATGGATTTATTGAATTAGATGCTATTTGTAAATGTTGTAAAAATGAGTGGGGTGGGAATATCTCTCCGCAACTTATATTATAGGATTATAATATTATAGATTCATCTAAGTATTTCTTTTGATTGCTCGGGTCGGGATTGGTCGCATTTAGGAACGGAAACTGGTTTTGGAATTTTTTCAACCAGTTTTTTGTTCCTTGATTTTTTTTATAAAATTTGTTATAATATATATAGAAATAATAAAAATGGAGGAAATAAGACTGATGCAGTTAAACAAGCAGCAGCAAGAAGGGCAAATTTATATAATTATTTAACATTAATTTTTATATATAATAACGAAAAAACAAGAAAGGAATGTTTTTATGATAAAAATTAATGAAGGAGATATTTTTGGAGACTATCAAATAATATCTCGTAATTATGATAAAAATACCGCAGCTTCTTATTGGAATTGTAAATGTATTAAATGTAATAAAATTAAAATTTTAAGAGGTGCTGCGGTAAGAAAAAATCCAATATGTAAATGCAATGATCCTTTAATTGGGACCTCTTCCAATGAATTTTTAATATTATCTAAATCAGATGTAAAAGCAAAAGACAGATGTAATACATTTTTATGTCAATGTACTAAATGCGGAAATATTGAATTAATTGCTAGTAATGTTTTAAGAGCTTAGAAAAAACATTGTTCTTGCTGTTACAATAAAAAAACAACATTAATAGATCTAACGGGAAAAACATATGGATTTTTAACGGTTTTAGAACGAGACACGTCTCCGCAATATATGGGACATGAACAAGACAGCCATTGGAAATGTAAATGTAATAATTGCGGTGCAATTAAAACAATTAGAGGAATATCTTTAAGAAAAGGAGCTACAAAAAGCTGTGGTTGTATTAAGTCTTGTGGAGAAGAAAAAATTGCAAAATTATTAACAGATAATAATATTCTTTTTCAGCGAGAATACACTTTTAAAAATTTAATATATATTCATCCACTAAAATTTGATTTTGCTATTTTTCAAAAAAATGGAGTATTATCTCATTTAATTGAATATGATGGTATTCAACACTTTCAATCTACAGATTTTTTTGGTGGAGAAGAAGAATTTCAAAAAGCTCAATTAAGAGATCAATTAAAAAATAATTATTGTATTGAAAATAATATTAAACTAATCCGTATTAAATATAATGAAGAAATTACACTAGAAAGGATTATGAACTATGACGTTGACGGCTCATCAGAATGAAGGGCTTAAAATTGCGGTAGCCAGATACAGGCAAGGATGCAAGTACACTACGATTGCAGGCTATGCTGGAAGCGGGAAGGCTCAACCAAACAACACAAAAATACCAACGCCAAATGGCTATATTGAAATAGGCAGCTTAAAAGTTGGAGACTTAGTTTTTAATCAAAAAGGAATCCCAACTAAAGTTTTAAATATTTTCCCTCAGGGTAAAAAACCACTTTATAAAGTAACATTTAAAGATGGCAGATATTCATACTGTGCCGATGATCATTTGTGGACATATTATACCCAATCTAATAAAAAATGCACCTCTTCAACAAAAGAAATCTTAGAACAGGGTTTAACTAATAATAGTGGTTTTAAATATGCAATCCCTGCAAATGGGGCAGCAATTTATTCTGAGCAAGACTTTCCTGTTGATCCGTATATGTTAGGAGTTTTTTTAGGAGATGGATGTTGCAAAGAAAAATACTTAACAGTTTCTTCTGAAACTGATGAAATCCCTAATTATATTGGAGAAATAATTGGGGCCACGCCTATAAAAAATTCTAGCAATAACTACAATTGGACTTTTGAGTGGAGTGACGAAAATAATTTTAAACAAGCTGAATGGATTGGAGGGAATAACTCATATCGTACTACCATACGAAAAAAACCTAAAACAGAAGACTATTTTAATATATTCCAAGATTATATTATGGTTAATGCATATGATAAAGACATACCAGATTGTTATAAAAAGGGAAGCGTACAACAACGACTTGCCTTAATTCAAGGATTGATGGATACAGGCGGTTCTATTAGCGCCTGCGAAAGGCGTTATAATTTACGTTTTACTACAACTAGTTTAAAATTAATTAACAGTTTTCAAGAAATCCTTTGGAGTTTGGGCTACTCTTCTACTATTATGCAGGATACACGATCTTCTAAATATACTAATGGAGTTTGTTATAGTTTAAACATCAATATTCCTAATGAAGAAAAATATAAATTTTTTAAATTAAAAAGAAAATTAAGTTTAGCAGAAGAGGCTAAACAATATCATAAAAGAAAAAATTATCAAAAAATTCCGATTGTAAATATAGAGGATTGTCAGAGAGAAGTCGAAATGACTTGCATCTATATAGAAGATGAAGACCATTTATATTTAACAGAACAATATATTCCTACTCATAATACAACGCTCGTGCGATTCATTATCGATGCTATTGGTATTGACGAAGATCTGGTATGTTATTGTGCGTATACAGGCAAGGCCGCAGAAGTATTACGTAAAAAAGGAAATAAAAATGTAAAAACCTTACACAAACTGTTATATGAATATACACCTAAAAGCACTGGCGGATTTTTTAGGAAACCAAAACAATTTCTTGGATATAACCTTATTGTTGTAGATGAGATCTCGATGGCTCCGAAAGAGCTTATTGACCGTCTGTTTACTCATCCTGTGCACGTCATATGTCTTGGGGATCCATTCCAACTGCCACCTGTGGCAAAAAACGAAGATAACCACTTGTTAGACTCCCCGCATATTTTTCTTACTGAAATTATGCGACAAGAGGCTGAATCCGAAATTATTCAGCTAACAATGAAAATTCGTAATCATGAACCTATTACTTATTTTGAAGGAAAAGAAGTAAAAGTGCTTCCCTACTCTGACTTGAATACTGGTCTACTGCAATGGGGAGATCAAATTCTTGTTGCTACAAATAAGAAGCGGCAAGAGATTAATAATCAGATGCGAGCATTAGAAGGCCGGTCCGGAGCACCCGTGGATGGTGATAAAATCATTTGCCTTAGAAACTATTGGGATGAAGCTAGTGTCAATCAGGGAGACGCCCTTGTAAATGGTTCCATAGGCATTTTACACAATAGTTTTGTGTCATGGAGAGAGATTCCTCCTGCAATCAGAACTCCAATTAGAAAATTTGATATAATTTCTGGAGAGCTTCTTATTCCAGACATGGACGATAAATATTCTGGATTAGAAATGGATTATAAGTTATTCACTGAAGGTGTAAAATGTTGTGATTGGCAATTAGAGTACAAATTAAATAATTATAAAAAGAAATATGGAGAAATTGTTCCTAAAGAATTTGATTTTGCTTATGCGATTACTTATTGGAAGGCGCAAGGTAGCGAATGGGATAATGTAGTAGTTTTAGAAGAAAAATTCCCATTTGACAAAGAAGAGCATACGCGAGCTATGTATACAGCGGCAACCAGAGCCAGCTCTCGTCTTGTTTGGGTTAGATAATTTTTAAACAAAAGGAGAATTACTAATGAATATTACAGGGGTGTTTAATGCAATAATTCGCCAATATGACATTATTTATACTGGTTCTTGCGCAATCCTTCAATTAGAATTTAAAACTGCGGTGGGGACTGTGGATTTTAGTTTTAATTTAAAATATTTACCTAAAATGTTTGAACTTTTACAAGTAAAAAGTATAACTCAATTTACAAAGCAGCCTTGTATTGTTTATGTTGAAAACGGATTATTTAGAGATATGGGTGAGTTTCTCTTTACTTATGACCCTGCATTTCCCATTGATTTAGAAGATTCTTGGCTTTTTGCAACAGATGTTGTAAAATATTTTACAGAACGATACCCAACAGAAGAAACTGATTGACATCTTTTAATAAATATGTTATAATATATAAAGAATAATAAGGGAGGTGATTATTATAAATACTCA